TATGGACGCGCCGCCGTCCCAGACAGCATACTCGTGGCCTGTCATGATGTAAGCCTTGCCGTCGAACGGGAAGAAGTGTACGCCGTCGCCGCTGTTGACGGTTCCAAGCGAGACCTTCTGCCATTGGCTGTTTGCGTCATCCCACAGGCTCCACACACGGTTCTCGCAGGCGGCAAGCACGCAGCGCTTTCCTGCCACGCGCCCGCTCCACAGGCCGTCGACGGGCTTGACCTGCCCGTTGGACGGGACGGAGCTGACGCGGTAGCCCTTCCAAGTGCTCACGCCGTCCGCAGTCTCTTCGTCGGAATACTGATAGAACTTATCCTGATATTTGAAATACAGACTGACGAGCTGTTCGTCTGCTTCCTCGGCCGTGTAGTCGCCGAGCTTGTTGCCAAGCTCCAGCAGACCGAAGCTGTTGGTCACAACGCTGTCGTAGCAGGCAATGGTCGCGTCGTCTGCGGTCTGGCAGACGGCGACCTCTTCTGCGTCCGTGCTCGTCGTATAGGAGACGCGCAGGCCCATGACGGTCGTCGCGCCCGGTCTGCGCTTCAGGTTGCCGTCCCGGGTGACGTGCCAGTTCTGCATGATGCTGGCCTCGCCCATCTTCAGCTTGGTGTCGCCATCGGGGGCTTCATTCAGGCCGAGCCAGCTCTTGATCGGGAAGACCTTTTCGTTTGTCGCTGCGCTGATGTTCGCCATGCCAAAGCCCCCTTACTTGAAAGCGTCCATGCCGCCGCAGCCGATGACGCGGATGTTCAGCGTCTTCTCTCCGCTCTCCGTCGGCTTGTCGACATAGCCGCCGTTCTCCTTCTGCTTCAGGATGTTCAGGCAGCCCTGCGCCCGCTTGTTGTCGGACGACATCAGTCGGACGAGGAAGCTCTCGCGCCGGAGCGCGGCTTCCTCAAGGATCTCGCCGTAGGCTTTCGCCTTCGCCGCCGCCTTCTCCTCATCGCCGCCGAACTCCTCAAGCCAGTGCTCGGGATTGGCGAGGTCTTCCAGCGCCGCCTTAGAGCGGAACTTCAGGAAGATGACCATGCCGGGATAGTCTGGGAGGATGCGGGCCTTCTGGCACTCCTCAAAGTAGCGGAGGATCTCGGCGCGAAGGTCTTCCGGCTTGCTGTAGGTTCTGCTTCTGCCTCTGGTCTCAGTCGCCATGCCGGTCACCTCCACATGCCAAATTCGTTGTAGGGCTCGACGCCGCCGTTCAAGCCGTAAATGTCGTAGATGTCTTCGCTCTCCGTCGGCAGGCCGGAGCGCAGCTTGCCCATGAGCTCCTCGTAGCGCTGCTGGAAGAACCCGGCAGCGCTCGGGTCTTCCGTAAGCAGAAGCTGAGCGGCAAGGCCGTAGGGCATCACGCTCTGGCAGATGTAGTCGTCGAGCCCGATGTTGTCGGTGAAGTTGGCGATGACGGCCACGATGGGGCGCTTGCCGGTCTCCGTGACAGCCCAAGTGTCGCTGTAGGGATAGAGCTCGCCGCGCAGAGCGTTCAGGATCAGGAGAGTCCTGTCCTTGTACTCCTTGGTATCTTCGGTATCGGTGGCGCCGGTATCGCTGAGCTCGTCCATCAGGCCCATAGCGATGTCGAATACTCTCTGTGCGGTCGTTGCCATAAAATCACTTCCTTGCTTATGTCCAAGACAGACGCATGGACGCGTCTATCTCCTTTCTTCTGCCGCGCAGCGTCAGCACCTGCGGTCTATAACCGCTGGGCGTCAGCATCTTTCTCGCGGCGTATCCGCCGTAGGCCATCCAGCTTGACGTGTTGACCACGACGAAGGGCCTGCGGTAGACGGTGTTGTGCTGCGGGTCGACCGAGAGCTTCTCGGGCGCGGTCACGAATGGCTTGTGCGTGTGCCCGACGATGATGCCGTCGATACCGTCCAGCACATAGGCGAAGCGCTCCGCCCGGTTGACGGCAGCTCCGGTCAGGATGCCGCCTCCGGCTCCGTGGGTGACTGCCAGCACATAGGTCGGGTTGTCCGAGCCTTTGCCCTTTCGGTTGTCGCCGAACTGGAGCTTGACGAAGGCCATGTTCTGCCGGTACAGATGCTCCAAGTCCAGCTTGCAGGCGATGTCGTAGGTCGGCTCGTCGTCGACTTCTCTCGCGCTGCGCCATTCGTGGTTGCCGGGCACGAGGCAGAGGATGCGCTCGCGCAGCGGCGTCAGCATCTCCACAATCAGCCTCTTCTGCTCGCGGGGCCGCAGCCGCTCCTCATAGACGTTGCTCACGGAGTTCTTCACGGCATTGTTGAGCAGGTCGCCGCCCAGCGTTATGTAGGCGTGGGGGTCGTCGAGCAGGTGGGCGCAGAATGCGCTCCACTCCCGCTCCAGATGTTCCGCGGCTCCGAGGTGGACGTCCGAGATCGGGTAGATGCAGACGTCCTGCCTTGGGAACTTGTGAACGATCAGTTCGTTGTCAGAAAGCATGTACAGCCTCCTGTTAGCTTTTCTTGATCCAGCAGGTCAGCAAACCTCACGGCCGTCCTGCGTCTCCGTAGCGGGTCATGTGGCGGGCGTGAGGGTGTAGGAGTAGACTTCAAAGACAAGCGCGTCACCACTAACTCCAACCACATAGCAAACCAAAGTGTCATCTGCGAAACTCCCCACGCAATACGGATTGCCTTCATTAATCGAGCAATGCACCATCTCCACATTGATACACAAATCCTCAACCGGTTCCAAGTGAAAAACAACGCGTTTTCCCGCCGTGATAGCCGCCACGAGGTCTGCAACGCTCTCCTGAACTGTGCCGTCTGTCTCTCCAGTAATCGTTCCGTGCAGCACGAACGGCTCGTCACCGCCGCCGGACGCCCACGCCGGAGCGTTGTCGGAATAGGTCTTGTCACCGGCGCCGGAGAAGTACCAGCCGCCGTCCCAAATGACGCCGCAGCATTCAAAGACGTTGCCGCTGACGCGCACATTTTCTTCTTTGACGTTGATGACGGTGCCATCGACAGAAAGCTGCACCTTCACGCCCGGAGGGAGAAGTGCGCCGCCCTTTGTCTTCTGCGCGAAAGCGTAGTCGCGCAGGTTGGCAAGCTGCCGGATGCTGTCCGGGCTTACCTGACCGCTGACGACTTCGATAAAACAGCAGTTGTGCTGAAAAGCCATGTTCTTTCCCTCCCATTACTCCCCGAGCTTGTCCAGCTCGGGCAGACCGGCGACGCTCGTCAGCAGGCTCAGGATGCCCGCCAGCAGAGAGGCGCTGCCGACGGCCAGCCAGTTGACGTCGCCCATGACAGCGCTCGTGCCGATAGTGGCAACGGCCGTCTGCGCAACGGTCTTGATGGCGCGGATGCCCGCAGCCTTGATCCAGTCAGCGAACTTGTACTTCATCATGTTTAAGCTCCTTTTCGTTCGAGGTCGTCGATGCGATGGCTGGCGACCTTCAGCTTTTCCTCGGCGACAGCCCGCCACTCCTCCAGCGCGTAGGTGCGCTCGATAACAGAGTTGTGCTTGTCGACCTTCTTCTCCAGCTCTTCCAAGCGGTACGCGATCAGCGCCGTGTTCTTGCGGCTGGCGAAGTACGCGCCCGCCAGCGTACCAAGCAGGGACAAAGCCCCTACGATGATGGATGCCCATTGTGCGCTCATTTCAGCTTACCCCCAACAGTTTTGCCCACGTCAGCGGGCCGATGATGCCGTCGGCTTCAAGGCCGTTGCGCCGCTGGAAGGCAAGCACCGCTGCTTCCGTGCCGGGGCCAAAGTCTCCGTCCGCGCCGTAGTAGCCGACGGACGCGCCCCTGCCGTTGAGCAGGTATTGCGCAGCCCGGACGACTTCGCCCTTCATGCCGCGCTGCAGCTCCGGCAGTCCTTCGATGCCCTTCTGCGGCTCGACGACGACCTCGTCAGCCGGGTTCTGGTCATCTGCGTTTTGGTCAGTCACGACCGACCACTTTGGTATGCCGTAGCCTGCGATGGCGCTGCTTCCCACGGCATACGCGCAGCGCTGTACGCCGTCGGAGCTGTTGCCCTCGATGGTGTACACGACGCCGCCCTGCACCTTCTGCACGAAGCCCTGATGGTTGATGACCCTCTCCTTGTCGTAGAAGAAGATGACGTCGCCAGCCTCCGGCTGCTGCACGAAGGCGAAGTTATCGGCAAAATACTTCGCGGAAGTCCGGCAGGCGGCGCTGCCCTTGCCGATAGGCTGGTAGGTCATGGCGGCTGCGGCGTCCAGACCGAAGCAGACGATGAAGCCCTCGTCGGTGAAGATGTCGCACCACGGCTCCTTCTGGGCGTTCCAGCCATAGAGCTTCTGCAGCCTCACGTCCTCGGCGTACTTGTTGTAGTTGCCCGCGCCCTCGTGGTAGCCGACCTGCGACTCGGCCCATGCCAGCAGCTTCTGAACTGCCTCTGTCTTCGTCATGGCTTACTCCTCCCACACCGTCACATACAGCCCAACAAGGTCAGCGAGGTTGTTGTACAC